GGTTGACGTGGCTACTGCTTTGAGCAAGTAATTTAAGTTACTATATATAGATAAACTCCTGTAATCCTTGTGGTTGCAGGAGTTTTTTATTTGTGGTAACTTGGCTTAGATAACAGATTGAAGCACCTTGCATCACCCATTATTGAGAGCTAATGAATAGTGAATCGGTAAGGGGGTAACAAGCTAAATTCTGTCTTATTTAAGTCAGAACACCCCATGTAAAGAGTAGCCAATTACCTCTCAAATCAAGCCATAAACAGGTTACTTTTGCAGCCGATTTGCAGCCGAATTTGCCATTCTTTAAAAACGGCTGCAAGAATTGGCATAATCAACTATAATACAATGCGATACACTCCATATAACATTTAATTTAAAATGGAGAAACATTGTACAATGGTGTACTTCTCATTAAGAGAAAGTAAGCAAAACAAGAAAGGTCTATCACCTATTGAAGTTTCAATCACCACTAACGGCAAGAGAATCTACTTTAGTACAGGTAAGCACGTACCTGCTGCCGATTGGAACAAAGAGAAGCAAGCTGTAAAAGGTAAGAGTGAAGAAGCACAGCTAATCAACGGTTATCTGATTCAACTACGGAATAAGATATATCAGAAAGAGATTGAGCTACTCCAAAAGGGTTACCTTATCACTGCTGAACTATTAAAAGAAGCTATCACAGATAAAGTAGAAGCTCTGAATGAGAAAACTTTATTGGAACTTCTGGAAGAACATAACACAGAACGCAAAGCAATGGTAGGTAAAACTGTTGCCCCTGCCACTTATTGGGTGTTTGAATATACAGGCAGACTGTTCAAAGAGTTTATTCAGAAGAAATATGAACGTAAGGATTTATATTTAAGAGAGATAAACTTAGGCTTCATTCAAGGATTCCATGCTTACCTTTTAGGAGAGAAGAAGATGGGACAAAACTCCTGCACCAAACATTTAAAGTTTTTAAAGAAGCTGCTGAATTTAGCTGTTGCCAACTCCTATATATCCTACAATCCTGTAAATGTTTATAAGGTAGAACGCGAACCCGTAGATATAGATTTCTTAGACGAAGAAGAATTGAGGAAGATTATCAACTTTGATACTCCCCTGCCAAGATTGGAGCGAGCTAAAGATATGTTCCTCTTTGGATGTTTCACTGGGCTTAGTTACATTGACATTAAGACCTTGACACCAGAACACTTTGAAAAAGACAATGCAGGCAGAATATGGATTAAGAAACGTAGAGTTAAGACAGGAGTTCTATCACGCATTCCCCTACTCCCTATCGCCAAACTAATATTGGATAAGTACAAAGGTGGAGATAAGCTACTCCCTATTCAAGACCCTGCGGACATCAACAAATATCTAAAGGATATAGCTATACTCTGTGGAATCAATAAACGCATTTGCTTCCACACAAGTAGGCACACATTTGCAAGTACAGTTACTTTAGCCAATAACATATCTCTGGAAGTTGTTTCTAAGATGTTAGGACATACCAATACACGAATGACTGCCCATTATGCAAAGCTAATAGACAAGTGCATTGGTGAGCAGATGGATAAACTTATGGATACGTTTACAGGAGATTCTGATTACTAAAGCATATCCTACCCACAAATTCCCCACTTGTAGCAATGCAGGTGGGGATTATTTTTTAACTTTGCCTTAAACTAATAATCATGGAGAAGCTAAAGGAAGATTACATAAGCATTGATACCCGTTTGGAATACATGGAAGCCATAGCCGTTGAATACGTTCCAGATGTAGATATAGACCCAGCCACAGGAGAAAGATACGTCTGTGGCACTACCGCCTCACCTCTATTCATAAGGAGATACAATCAGAATGAACTATATGGTAATTTCACATACGAAGATTATATAGCCCATGAGGACATACAGAATACATTGAAAGGTTTGGGAGTTGATATAGATAAGTTCTGGTTTCTACTTCTGTTCATCTTTGACTATACTTGTGGAACGTGCTTGGACGGAATGAAAGCAACAGGCATTGGAATAGAACAGCTCACCAAATTCGCCAAAGCCATAGCTGACAACCATAAGGAGATTAACCAATTTGGAGTAAGTTTTAAAAAGCCTATCACTGTCTCTGTAAAAGTGGAAGGCAAGCATCAGATAGTGATTGATAATGAAAATGCCATAGGATATTTGGCTGCTACCATTGCCAATAACTTAAAGGAGATGGAGGAGCACCCTTGGATGCAGAGCCAGCAAGTCAGCATAAGTACCCACGCAGAAGAAAAGGAATCCGTTCAGATATACCTATTCTATAAGATGTTCAATGACTTCTTCAATTTAGAGCCATATAACAAGCAGTTTAATGTCAGACAGAAGAAAGGAAGCACCATATCACTCAGTAAAACGTTGCTCATATCAAGGCTTATCTACTTCACCAAACTATCTACGAACAAGAGTTTCTCAGAAGATGAATTTACTTTAAAAGGCTACATCAAGCAATATAAAGACAAGAGAATTAATACAGCGAATAGCATATACTTCTAACAACACACTGATAACCAACCAAGTTCTACTCCGTACCATTAAGAGGGTACATAAGAGTAGGACTTTTTTTCTCTCTTTTAATCCTACCATTATATACCACCTTTGTACCGTCAAAACGATAGCGGACGAGCTACCAATTAAGAGGGGAAGTAAAACAGCCCATTAAATTCTCTCTTTTAATCAGCCCAGAAGCCAGTAGTTTTGCAACGTAATCAGATAACCAAGTGTACATAGGTTTGACGATTACACAGAACATTTTAATAACAATTAAAAATAAACGAATATGACAACATTAAATGTAAATGCAACAGAGATGGTAAACAACAGTGTAGAATCAAACAACGCAACTATGGGTAACGTAGAGGAACTGACTAAGGTTTTGAAACAAGAAGAAAAGGAATTACAGCGTCTCATAAAGAGAAATGCTGATGAAGCAGTGATAGCAGCACAACAGAATGTAGTTGATAAGACTAAAGCCAAGTTGGAACAGGCACAGGAATTTGAGAAAGAATCCAATGAGAATATAGGCAATGACTTCCTTACATTCTCAATAGTCAATGAAGAAACAGGTGCAAGAGTAGAACAGCAGAAGAAGATAGCATTCGTAAAGAACAATAGACCAGTAAACTCCAAGAAGGTAGATAGCTTTATTGCTCTAATAGCTGCAAACAAATATGAGAAGGCATTTCCTATCATTGTAGTGGAAGCAGCAAAGCTGATTGAAGCAGGTTACACTGTTACTGATATTAAAGGCAGGGAATTGACTAAGGAAGAAGCTGCGGACTATCTCGTTATTCTTGACGGACAGCACAGATGCACAGCATTCGCCAAGCTGGTAGCAACAGGCAAGTACACTGAAACCATTCCCAATGTTTATGTAAGGGATATTGAGAATGTAGGTGAATACTTGGTAGATATTAATAATGTAGGCAGCAGTTGGGATAAAAAAGACAGATTAGTTGTAGCTTCTTTGACTACTAAAGATGAACTATTCCAAAATGTAGCAGAACTGTTGAATGAAGGTTTCAACCCATCTACCGCCATGCTGATTTACACAGGTAAGAGCTTATCTGACAAACAAGTGAACAAGGCTTTAAAAGGTGAAGAAATAACCTTCCCCAAAGGTGCAGAGATTAACATTGAAAGAGGAAACAAGTTCATCAACTTATGCAAGGCAGCCAAGATGGATGTTTCTTTCATCACTAAACGCTACTTCATCAAAGACTTCAACAGTTATGCCAAATCCACAAGCGAAGAACAAGCATTTGAAGCATTAAACAAATTGAAAGAACTGAACTATACAGAAGCAAATTGGAAAGAAGTTAAAGAAGAAGATGACTTCATAGAAATACTGAAAGAAGCTCTGGAAGCATAAGTAACCAATAACCAAGCCCATGTGACAGGTGGGTTTGTTCTCCCCAAGTTCTTAGACATTCTGAATAGTCTAAAGTTTGATTACTAAATGTGTGGTCTTATCATTAGTTCCCCACTTGTGGAATTACTATCTTTATAGTAGTACAGACAGATAATCCCACCACACAGATTAACAGACTACAAACTATTCAGAATATCTAAAATGGAAGAATTTACCTATAAGCAGATAAGAGCTAAGGCTCTTAAACAGGGTGTGAAAGATAACAAGGTTCATATTGGATTATGGGCTAATCTTAATAACTATCTAA